GCATGGTGCCCTATTAACCTCACTACCGCGCTTAACGAAATGCCAACATATAAAAGGACATTATTTTTATCGTAATGCCGATAAAGCTGCGTCGGCCCTCCTGGCGATATGGAGTTTAATTTTTCCTCCCAGACAGCCAATGCGCTCTTTTGTTTCTTCTCTATTTCCTTCGTTTCTTCGCACTCTTCAAGCCATTTTCTCGCACTAGCCTCCGTAATAAGCGTGCGGCGGCCAGCCTTGCGAGCCTCGACCTTGCCCTGCGCGATTAACTCATATGCCTTCGTGTGTCCCACGCCATAGGCGCGGCAGAACTCCTTGATCGTGCGCGCTATTATTTGCTCGGAATGAACGGGGATCATGCCGCGACCCTCGCGGCGCTCGGCATCACCATCGAAATGAGCAGATCGCGAAACTCAATCGGCGTGGCTGCACGTTGCCGCGCTGATAGTCTCTGGCAGCGTCCGGTTTTTATCAGCCGCGCCCGCTCCTCTTTGGAGTGGTAGCCTTCATCGAGCAGAGTAAAGTCGCCAGGAGCATTGCCCCATTTCAGCGATGGCAACTCAATGCCGTGAGCGTAGAGCCAGGTTGCCTTGCGAGCTCGATGCCCGTAGTGTCCCTGCTCAATGCAACACGTCCAGCCGCTAACAAAATCAGCGACCACCCAGCCGCCGTTACGCGGGGGCCTAGTAAGCCCGAATGCCGACCAAGCGTGCGATGCCTCCGGGTGCTCGATTACGCCCCCAAATTGGCGGACGGATGCGAGCGCTGCTGCAAAGCAGCCGCCATCGTCGCCGAGTTTTCTTCGCTCCGTTTGCCACGGAGCGCCGCCCCAATATCGCCCCCAGCGCTCGCATGGCGGATGGGCGATGACTGGATGCGGCCCGGCGTAGGTGCGGGCGTCCCGCTGCTTGTCCCAAGGATCAACATGCGGCAGACCGAAGTAGACGCCATTGCGCTCGACAAACAGCGCAGCGATCCCCACACCTGTAGCCGTCTGAGTGTCACTCACAGCGTGCCTCGCGCATAATTTACCCCCACGGCAACCCATCTAACTTTGCCGGATTTGATATGCCGCCAAGCATCGCCAGCCCAATCGTCGCTATGAGAAAACCGCCGATCCATGTTCGGGCGCTCGTTCCCATAGCGTCTCCGACGTATGCGCCACCTGTTCGGCGCGTGTATCAGATGTGTCGGTGCTCATTGCCGTTCACTGTTCATGTGTGCGGTGTTTCCGTATGAGCGTCCAATGACGGTGGGGACTTGGTCTCAATCAGTGCGCCCTCGACTGCACGTAGCGCATCGGGAGCATATCTTTCCTCGTCTATTTTCTCCTCCTGCAACACGTCGAGGATGATCTTTCCCGATACGGTCAATTTGGACCGCATCGCGATACAGCGTTGCTGGAATGCATCGCGCTCATGCTTGACCCGATCAAGCTCAGCAGCCAAGCGATCACGCTCGCCTTCTGCGAGGAGAGCACGACGCTCTTCCTCGTCCGCACGTTCACGCTCGCAGATCAACTCGTCCTCTAGCGTCTTGAATTCCTCCACCGCGCTAGCAAAGCGATGGCTTTTCGGTTGTCGTGGTGGTAATGGTGTTGCCGCTAGATCGTTATTACCCTGCTTTCCATTCAGCCAAGACATTGCTCTCTCCTCCTCTGTGAAACTCAACGGCGCACTGCGCCGCGACTAAACGTGATAGACCATCCGCTTGCATAAGTGCCGAGAAGTGGCCGCGACTTGCGCCGCTTGATCCCAGCATTCGCAAGCCGACGCTGGTAGTGATATTTCTTAATGGCCACATCGTCCTTTGTCTTGCGTTTATGGTGCTCGGTAAGCAGAGGGTGCATGTTGCTCTCCCTGTGCTTTCCGCCATTGGCCAAGGCAGTAATATGATCTAGCTGCCAAGGCTCACCTGTCGCTATCTGTCGACCACAGCCGCAGGCGCACCGACGACCATATTTTTCCAGAATGCGCAGGCGCACACGAGGCGGCACGGCCTGATCGTCATGTTTCGCAATCCATTCTGCGACTGTTCTCATTCGTTATGTTTCCACTTGATATGGATTTCTCCTTCATGGTCAAAAATCTCTACTTGTTCTTCTGCTATTCGTTGTAGCAACACTTTCACTGAAATAGACGGATTGCGCATTTCATAGCCGCGTCTTGCGTTATTTAATCGTCGCAGGCTTTCGCCCAGCGTTAGAACCGTTTCTGCAAATTGTTTGCTGGTCATGCCGCGCTCCCCACGTCATGATCGCGCCATGCAATGAATTTTCCATAGAGCTGTTCCCAACGATCGCCAGCTGACGTTCCGGCAATAAACTCTTTCCGGCTCTCGACGTGGCAGATCAGCTTGACCGCGATTGCAGCTTGTTCCGGCGTAGTAGCTGGCATGCCGTTACATTGCAGGAATGTGCGGAAGCGTTGATCTCGACAGCAGATCGCGGCCTGTCTTGTAAGCCGCGAGGCAGGTGCGGGTACGTCCCGCTCCTGTCCCGCAGCTTTTTCAGTAGCAAGATTTGTATGCGAAACATTGTGTTGCCCTATTTGCGGGCTCTCAACGGCATCACCTTCCTTCCAATTCATGGGTGCCAATGTGACAGGCACCGGATTGCTGTAGGATGGCCAAGGAAACATTTCCTTGAGCGCATTACCGCCTTCCTCCGGGACGTGAAGAATTACCTTGATATATCCCTTGTGCTGCTTGTCGTTTTCGTAGCTGACAAGCTGGACGGCTATGGCGGCGGGACTCATGCTGCCTCCGCCAGTGCATAGCGCGTCTTGAGTGCGGCAACCTTGTCGTCGATCTCCCGCAGAAATGCGCGGACCTCGTTTTCCAGGTCCGCAATCATCTTGTCGTCGCGTGGTACGCGCTTAACAAACAACCGCATGGCTTCCGGCAGGCGCGGATCGAAGCTCACGTAATCGCACCAATTGCGGCCGGTGCAGGCCATCTGCCATTGCATCTGCGTGACGTATTTCGACGGCACGGCCTGACCAAGCAGCGTGTCGATATGGGTGGCCGTGTTGGGAGATTTCAGTTCGAGCAGGCCGTCGTCGCCAACAAGGCCATCGGGGCTTGCGCCCGACATGGTGATCTTCGGATGACCGACGAAGCCGATCTGTTCAACCGTCACGTCGGAGTGAAACTCGTATGCAATGCGCGCGTCCGCCTCATTGTCGATGCCCCACTGCATTGCGCCGTTGGTGTAGCTCTCGGCCAGCGTGCCGGTGAGCCGCTCGGCAATGAGCTGCGCAGCATAGTTGGCGCGGCTTGCGCCCCAGCCGGTTTTTGTCTTGGCCACCACGTCGGCAATGCGTGAGGCGGTAGCCTTGCCGAGCCGAATGGTGACCCACTCTTCCGAGCCTTGAATGATCTCGGTCATGAGCGTGCCTTTACTTTCTTGGCTTCCAACGCTTCCTTGGCGCTAGAAAAATTATTCGGCGTTAGCTGTTCCAGACGGTCAATTTTCATGTAGGTGCAGAAACGCTTAATGTCCGCGCCGGCCTCGACAATGAGGGCCTGAATTTCGGAAAGCTGCTCCTTTGTGATCGAACTCTGGTCAAGTTCGGCAGGAATGTCGCGGCCATTATTCTTGCCATTCACTGCCGATTGAGCCGCATTGGCGTCGTCGTCCTCTTCGGAAGAGTTGCAAACCAGCGCGGCCAAAGAATAGCGCCGCGCATACGTTTGCGCCGATCCCATTTCCTGTGGCTTGCCGATGGGCAACGGATATTCGCTCGACAGCCATTGCCCGCTGGTATGCATCAACATGGTTGTCAGAACCATGCCGCCGTTTTGTATGCCGATGGTTTGCGTGACGGCTAGTCCATTATCTGATAGCGGCTTGCGGATTGAGTCGAGCACTGATGCCAACGTTGCATAACGTGACCGGAAGTGCGGATTAATCTTGTCCATCACTGCGTTTTGCATTGCGCCTTGCGCTTTGGAAAGCGCGGCTGCGATCTCGTTTATTTGTTCGGATTTCATAATACGAATTCCCGATCGTGAATGTGAACTTTGCCATCATAGGTATAGAAGGCTGCGATCAGCATTCCGCGACGGTGCTGGAAGCGGACGGTGTGGTAATTGCGCAGAGCCTCTTTGATGCGCTCGGCGGCCCATTGCGAGGGCGTGTCACGCACGAGGCCGGGTGCTTCGTTGTTCACAGCGCACCTGCCATTAGGCCGACTGCGAACGAGAACAGCATGAGCAGCGCGTAAGAGAGGATGATGGCGGTGTCTTTCATGGTATCCCCGACTGGTTTGCTGTGTTCTGGCGTCGGGGATATTAGTTGCATGATACGCAACTGCCGTCAAGCGAAAAGTTGCGCAATAGGCAACTATCACGAAATGTTGCCAAAATGCCGCACTCAGGTTTTGCGGTAGCAGGGTAAGGAAACCCCTAGGAAGGCCGCTGGCGCGAGTTTTGGCCTAGACCTTAGCCGCCCTAGGGAAGGCGGCTTTTAACGTATCCCGCATGCGCTCTAGCTCTTGGCGGCTACGGCCACGGAAGAGTTCTGTCATCCAATCGTGGTCAGGATGCCGAAACAGGCTGGCAGGCTCGTCCAGCCCAAAAAACCCAGCTAAGGCAACAAGATATTGTTCGTTTGGAATTGTGCCCTGAAACCAGCGGGTTACTGTGCTTTTCTCGGTGTTCAACTCACGCGCTAGGTCGGCTTGAGTTACACCGCGTCGGATCGCCCATTCTGGAATGTAATGGAACCTCTGTGAGGCACGGGGTGGTCGCGGCATGCGCAACCCTAGTCCCGCCGATTTCACGCCGTCATTAGCGCGATACGCAACCTTTTCCTTGACAATAGTTGCTACATACGCAACTATGTACGCCATGAGTACAAATCCTTTGCGCGCCTATCGCGCAAACAATCGACTAACCCTCAAGAGCGTGGCCGACGCTTTCGGTGTCCACAAGACAACCGTGTTGCGTTGGGAAGAGGGTCAGATTCCAGCCGAGCGCGTGGCCTCGATAGCAGCATTTACCGGCCTTCAACGCGCCGATCTGCGTCCTGATCTTTACTGCGATCATTCAACGCCCATTCCGGTTCCCGCGCAAGTCACCTGACGCTGCGCGGCTGTAGTCGTGCGTTCTTCCCGCTCTCCTATCCAGGAGGCCCGCATGCACCCTCGCGTTTATCACCTTGCATCGGCTGGCGAGCCGATTAGCACCGACGAGGAGTCGGAATGGCGCAAGCGGTGCATTGCCGATGACGAGCGTTTCAAGGAAGCCATGCTGACGGCGCACCCTGAACTGGTGGCATATGTGAACGAGACGCCGGGAACAGAGTGTCCGGTAATGCTGCCGCGATGAAAAAAGGATGGATGCCGCTTTATACAGGCGACTATTTGCGCGACACGCGCCATTTAACGCTTGATCAGCATGGTCTCTATTTTCTTTTGATAATGCTCTACTGGGATATCGGTCCGCTGCCGAATGACGAGAAGAAGCTGGCAAAGATGTTGGGCCTCCATTCGAGGTCGTTTCGAGCTCCATTCAAGGTCGTATCGCGCTTCTTCTACGAAGCAAATGCTAAGCAATTGCTTCGCCACAATCGTATAGATCAAGAACTGTCAAAAGCGGAAATTATTTCGCAAAAACGCGCACTTGCAGGCGCTAAAGGCGGATTTTTCAATCGAGGAAAAAGCAACGTTCAACGGTTGATTGCCGCTTCAACGGCGAAGCAAATGGTCGACCAATCACAATCACATAGTAAGAATCTTTCTTACTTAGTGCGACCGGGATCGAAAAAAGAAAGTGGTTAGGCGACAAGAAAGCAAGCAAGATGGAACAGAGATTTCCCCCTCGAACTGTTCGTCCAGGACCGCCGAAAGGTCAGGATTATTTCACGTTGAGCGCAAATCACGGTCGGCCGACAGGCCGATTTGAAAGATGGCGTCCGCCGCGCAAACCTGCTGTTGAGCTTCTAAACCCGAAAAAAACTCAAGAATTCAAGCCTTATTCGCGCGAAGAACTTGAAGCGAAATATCCGCGCAAGGAAAGCGCATGACAGTGCAGATATTACGCGGCGATTGTCGGGATGTGCTCAAGACCTTGCCGGACGAGAGCGTGCATTGCTGTGTGACGAGTCCGCCTTATTGGGGATTAAGGGACTACGGCACGGCGAAATGGGAGGGCGGCGATGTGGGGTGCGATCATCGACAATTTGCATACCCACCAGGTCAAGAGACGCCAGGAGGGCGCAAAGGCTCCATGCCCATGTCGGAGAAGGTATTTAAGGAGATATGCGGCAAATGCGGCGCCCGTCGCATTGACAGCCAGCTCGGCCTGGAGCCGTCCTTTGCCGACTACATCGAGATGATGGTGGCGGTGTTTCGGGAGGTGAAGCGTGTGCTGCGCAAGGATGGGACTTGCTGGATTAATATGGGCGACTCTTTTGCCGGTCATAATCTGCCCGGATGGCGGCCTGGCAATGAAGATAAGAATGGCGGCGTCAGCAATAAAAACGGGGTTGGTTATGTTGCCGGACTAAAACCTAAAGATTTAATCGGCATCCCCTGGCGGCTTGCCTTCGCGTTGCAGGCGGATGGATGGGTACTGCGTCAAGAGATCATATGGGCGAAGTCGAATCCGATGCCTGAGTCAGTTACTGATAGATGCACGAAGGGGCATGAGCAGCTTTTCATGTTTGCTAAGGCTAAATGGAGTGGTCCGCAGCCTGGGCGCTTTGGCCATATTTCAGATCAGGACGCGCGATGGCTCGCCCTTTGCATTGATACAGAAGGATGTATTGTTGTTAAGCGAGTAAAACAAAATGATGGCGGGGCCGATGCGTTTGGGCCGCAGGTTACTTTTGGTGGGACTAGCAAAGAATTAATTTATAGATTCCAAGAAATCATTGGACACGGGAATATTGCTACTAGACCGGGGAAAAACGCGCCAATGTTCTATTGGCAACTTGGAAACAATATTGCTCGCGATTTTCTCCACCGTATTTATCCGTATCTGATTGTCAAACAGAGACAGGCGCGCATTGCTATTTATGTAGATGATCTAGTCTATTATCGCGGTGGGAAAATGCTATCCCGCAAACAGCGAGCACCGGCTGAAAACGAGCAACTACTGTCGCTTTGGGCGAGGAACAAGCAGTGTAATCATTTTGGCAGTCCTGATTTGACTGACGTGCCAGAACCTAAGTTCGGGCGCTGGTCTGATTGCCAGAAATATTATTATGACAGCGAAGCCATTAGGGAGCCCCTAGAGGAAAAAACATATACGACATTTGGTTGCTTGCATCGGCCACAAGGGAATGACGCCCTTGGCAAGGTTAAGTCTGATAATTGGGGAAAATCGGTCACGGAGCGCAAACCAAAACTTAACGCAGCAGGTGAGATTGCCGGCCGCAACCGCCGCACTGTCTGGGAAATAGCCACTGCACCATTTAACGGATCGCATCTCTTAGCTGATTATGTCGGCGCCGATGGCATCCCCTACAAACGGTCAGAAGATTGTCCAATTCATGGGCAGCGTGATCGCCGTGAAATTCCGCAAACGGCTTTAAATGGTGAACCGTTAAATCATCAACCCGCCCACAATCTTGGCAGCGGTATTGATCTCGCTTCAGTGCCTTTCGCTTTGCCCGATGCCATACCTTCGATGACCAATTATAAGACATGCGAGGAAACGTCTCCCGCGCATGATCTTCAAAACAGCATCGAGAGCAAAAGGCTCGCCCGGTTGCAGACGCGCCCCGTTGATGGTCCAATAACCGTCGATGGATTTTCTTGCCACAGCGATGACAAGCAAGCGTTATCCAAGCCTGCGGCTTATGCGATGGATTTGCCGCGCCCCGCGTGTGTTGAGATTGCCAAGCCGCATAACAGCGAAAACCACAAAACGGCCCCCGCTCCTGCGACCAGTCCTGCATGTACCGCTTCCGCTCAAATTGGCGAGAGCATTGGCGACAAGTTAGAATTACCAGAGTTTTTTGATTTGGCTGGCCACAACGCCGAGAACAATAACGGGCGGGCCGATTTGGTCGATCATCTTTCGGCTCAAAAGCCACACCGCAACGCAAACAAACTTTCATCCAAGAATAATAAATGTACTTGCGAGAGAATGTCAATAGATCACTTTGCAACCTTCCCTCCTAAGCTCATTGAGCCTTGCATACTGGCCGGTTGCCCGAAGGATGGGCTTGTCCTTGATCCATTTGGAGGCGCGGGCACCACTGGCCTCGTTGCCGACCGCCTCGGCCGCAATGCCATCCTGATCGAACTCAATCCTCAATATGCCGATATGGCCGAGAAGCGCATTTACAGCGATGCACCGCTGTTTAGCTCGCCTGCACCATCAAAACCCGAATGGGATGCCATGTGGCAGCGCCCATTTGATTTCTCACAGGAACCAACGGCATGACCTGGTTTTGCCTCTACACGGCGATTGCCAGCGAATTCAAAGCCATGGCTGGCCTGAACGCACATAATTTCCAATGCTATTTGCCGCTGCTATCACGCAAGCGGCAAATTAGCGGGCGGGTGGTGACCCGGACAAGCCCACTGCTCGCCCGCTACTTGTTTGTGTGCATTCCACCGGAGGAACTGGCTGTTGTCCACAATATTCGCGGCGTGCAGGAAATATTACCGCACGAGCAAGAACCTATTCCAGTTCCGGCGTGTGAAATTGAAAAATTACAGGAGCGTGAGCGCAACGGGGAATTTGTATTTCGGGACACGGCAAGGGACCAGCGACGTTTGCGGAAAATTCTCAAGAGCTTCCGTGAACTTGCAATTTTGAGCGAACAGGAGTACTTCCATGTCAACTGATTTGTTATTGCTGGCTCAGCAATCGCAATCAGCCGCGAAGCTGGTTAGTAGCTCGCATTGCCGCTCGACCTTGCAGGCAGCGGCCGGCGGTTTATCGCGAAAATTCAGGAAGGAATGATCGTCATGCCGATCACGCTCGACCACGCCTATAGCCGTGGAATGGTTTCGCCCAAGGCTCGTGCGCGTGCGCTGACCCTTAGCCAAGGCTCGGCCAAAATGGGCCTCAAGGGCAAGGTTGTGGGTTTCGACAGCTCGCAGGCGACCGACGAATATAAGCCTGACAAGGGCAAGGTGCCCAAGAACGAAATCAACAATCGCGAGCAGCAGCACCGGACGCAGATCGCAAAGGGTTGGGTCATTGGCGTTGGCGGTCATGCCGGCAAGGGCGAATACAAGAGCGCCAAGGGTGGTCAACCAACGCGGGACGCTATCAACGCTCCTGGCAACGCCAAGAAGTTTCCTGCCAGCTCCAAAGTGAAAAAGGGCAATCTTCGCTATCGTACGCGAGGCAATTCCGGCGGCAGCGACACCAACAAGGGCGGCGACGGTAAGTATTACTACGGCGGACCCAATAGCAACGAGCGGTAGCAAATGAGCTATCAGGGCGCTGGTTTTTGGGGTGATAATCTCAATCGGATTGAAGACAAATTAGACCGAGTCCTCAATCTGTTATTCAAGGTCTTGCACAAGGGAAATGAAATCATGGGACAGCTTGAGGACGTACTGGCGCAGGCCGAAACCAACGCAAAGGCGAACAGCGATGCCGAGGATGCAGTCGAGGCATTGCTCAACACGCTATCGCAGCAGATCGCGGCGCTGAAACTCACCACGACTGACCCAGCCACCATCACGCGCGTGCAAGCGCTTGCGGATGGGCTCAAGGCACGAGCCGCACAGCTCGCAGCCGCGGTTGTCGCTAACACACCGGCTGCGTAATGAACGGTAAATTTCGAGATTACATTGCCGATCCCGTCCAAGCGGCGGCGGCGCTTCGCGATGAAGATCGCAAGCTCGCGCCGCGCCTGGAAGAGGGAACCATCATCGAGAAAGCCTGCTTTGTGACCGATGTCGACGGCGATTGCTGGTGGATCGATCCCGCAAGTCAAACCATCAAGCGCGTCGAGGACGATCGCTAGATGCCCTCCAAATCGCCTGCACAAGCGCGCCTGATGGCAGCCGCTGCTCATACGCCGGGTGGCTACGGCGGCGTGCCGCAAAGCGTAGGGCGGGACTTTAATCAGGCCGACAAGGGCTCGAAGCTTCTCAGTAGAGCTAATTCCGGCCGCCATCGCGGCAAGGTAAGCAACAGCAGCAGGGTATCTGACAAACTTGTCACCGGCCATTCGGCATTAGACCGCGCTCGCAGAGGGGGATCATGAAAGGAGACAGAAATGTGCGATTATAGCTTGCAAAACGTCAAATCTCGCCCCGCGGCGGTAGGTGACAAGCTCGTAACTCACAATTTCGGCACCGGCACCGGCGGCTTCGCCAGCGCAGACGATCAAGAGTATCCTCGGACGGCAGTTTGCGTTCTTCCGGGCACTGAAATCGCCTTCGAGAAAAGAGCCAATCCATTCCAGAATAGTGAAAAGGCCAAGCATCACGTTGCAATCTTTCGCCAGATCAACAAGGAGACTGAGCGCACCCACCACGACGCGCTCGAGTTCCCGGACGGCGAGGTATGCCTGCTGACCTATTTTCCGGCAGGACAGCTCGCAACCGTCCTACAACTTCCAGCCGCTCCCAAGACCGAGCAGGAAGCTAAAGAGCAGACACGGCTTGAGGTTGTCGGCTGACGATGGATGACGATTTGCCGAGGCTTATGAGCGAGGAGGAGCTTGCGCATTATTGGCCACATTGGCCCCATAAGCCCCCTTTGGGAAAATCACGGCCTCCAACGTGGTTCAATGATGCCCATCGGCAAAAACTTGTCGAAGCTAAAAAGCGTCGAACTCCCGAACAATGGAAGGTCCAAGCAGAGAAATCCATTGAATCTCGAATTGAGAACTGCCGTGAAAGGCTTGGCATGACGCGCGAGCAGTTGGCCTCTTTATCAGACAGCGAATTGCTCAGGCTTGAGAACTTCGGCAAGAAATCACTGAAAAGGCTTCGCGATGGAGCATCCTCCGGCTGACCGACGTAGCGGCTTGTAGGGCAATCGAGTTCTTCCTTGCGTTACAAGCCGCAGCTTTGCTCGCGCGCATCATTGGCCTGATATGAAATGGCTACGCTGTATCGTCCTATGGACCATCATCATCCTGTTTTTCGCAACAGCGTTCTTCACGAGCACAAAGCATCGGTTTCACATGCTGATCCTGGCTATGGGATTGCAGTTATGAGCCTGTCCGAAAAATTGCTCGCTTGGCTGCGCAATCAAGGGGAACCGCCAGAAACCGCCATGGCGGCGCTATGCTCGGCCTCCGTGACGATGATGCTATCGGGAGACAATCCACAGCTTGCTCGCAAGCACTTCATTGATGGCATTGACCGCATGCTGTTGGCATACCGTATGGCAAGGGACTGATGGGCATCCTCCGCAACCAACGTCATGAACGATTTTGCCAGGAGTTTGCACAAGGCAAAACTGCAACAGAAGCAATGGAGTTAGCTGGCATCAAGGATGCACGCAATTCAACACGTTTGACGAAAAGCGACGAAATACGACGAAGGATTGACGAATTACAAGCGCCAGCAGTTGAAAAGGCCGAAATAACAATAGCTTCGCTAATCGAGGAAGCCGATCGTCTCCTGCAAGGCGCCGAAGGCAAAGAGCAATACTCGGCCGCGATCGCAGGCCTAAAGCTCAAGTCAATCTATGCCGGCCTCTACGTCGAAAAGCAGGAAGCAAAAGTCGAAACCACCGAACATGTCATTGAACGACAGCCGAACGCAGCCGACTGGCAAACCAAGCATAGCGCCGAAGAGGATAGTCGTCTGGCGGCCGCAGTCGGGCCCTCAGCACGCTCTCATTGAGTGCCCATGCGAGGAGGTGTTCTTCGGCGGCGCCCGCGGCGGCGGCAAAACGGACGGCGTGCTCGGCAAGTGGGCCATCAAAGAGCAGGACTATGGACGGCACTTCAACGCCATCGGCTTCCGCAGATCAACTGTCAGCTTTGAGGACGCAATTGAGCGAAGCAAAGAGATATATGGACCGCTTGGAGGCAAGTATATTGGTTCACCAGTCCCTCATTGGAAAATGCCTCACGGCGGTAGAATCAGCTTCCGCTATCTTGAAAGCGTTGCCGACGCCGGAGAATACCAAGGCCGAAACGTCACCGACGCATGGGTAGAAGAGGCAGGCCAATATGAAACTCCTGCTGCAATCGATCGCCTATTCGGTGTGTTGCGTTCTGCTCATTCTGTTCCTGTTCAGCTCATTCTTACTGCTAATCCTGGTGGGCCTGGTCAGCATTGGATACTTGATCGCTACAAACTTCATCCATTCCCGCGCAAGCCGCGGCTTATACAGCGCGCATTACCGACAGGTGAGACGCATACGATTGCGGTCATTCCTTCGCGGATTACCGACAACAAAATCCTTGTCACGCAGGACCCTGGCTATATCGGACGATTGCATTTGGTCGGATCAGCCCAACTGGTCAAGGCGTGGCTAGAAGGCGATTGGACAGCGATTGAGGGAGCATTCTTTGACTGTTGGAGTGAAAAGAACATTATCCCGCCGTTCACTGTTCCAGTGGATTGGCTGCGCTTTCGCTCTGCCGATTGGGGCAGCTACAGCCCGTTCAGCGTTGGATGGTGGGCAGTCGTCCAGGATGATTTCCGGTTTCCGGGTGAACTGGACGGAAGAGGAAATGGCGGCGCTCGATCGCGTACGCTTCCCCGCGGTGCGCTTGTCCGATATCGAGAATGGTACGGAGTCGGTGGCGGCAAGGCTAAGCTCACTGCGGAACAAGTTGGCGAAGGCATAGCGCAACGTGAGCGCGACGATCCTGCACTTTCGTACGGCGTCCTCGACCCGTCGGCCTTCAACGAGGACGGCGGCCCGTCCATTGCCGAGCGTATCAACACTGCTCTCATTGGCAAGAAGTGCATCGCGTTCCGCCCGGCGGACAACTCGAAGGTGCCACGCGTTAGCGGCACGGATCGAGGCGGCGCTATGGGCGGCTGGGACGCCATGCGGCAGCGCATCATCGGGCAAGACGGCCGGCCGATGATCTATTGCTTTGAGACCTGCACCGACAGCATTCGGACGATCCCGACGCTGCAGCATGACGAGGCGCGAGCGGAGGACGTGAGCGGCGAGGATCATGCGGCCGACGAATGGCGTTATGCGTGCATGAGTCGTCCATGGCTGCATGCCAAGCCTGAGCCGCAGGAAGTCAAGGATGGCTGGCGGACGTATGAGGACGATACGCATGAGAGCTTCAAAACCATTTGAGTTCTGGCTTCCTTTGTTACAGGAAGAAATGGTGATGTGGGCTGTTATGCGGAATGCATCGTATCAACTTCGCAAGCAGATTGATGCGATTGAAAACGACAAACCAATGCCGGACTTCGTGCCATATAACGGACTGAGAATACAACAGAGGAGACCAAGACCATGACTAACGTTGATACGCCGGCCACGCGCTATGATCCGATGACCGGCAAGCCGATTGTGCCCACGCCTGCGCCTCATGACGCCGCGGCACCCGCGGCGAGGGCGGCCCGCAAGCCGCCGCACGTCAAAGAGCCGACCAAAGAGCAGCGGGTGGACAGCCTGATTGCCGGCTATGCCTTCGGGCTCGAACACAACACGCCTCGGACGCCCGCGGAGCTTGCTGAGCTGCGCTGGGCGCTCGGCAAGGAGCTAAAGCCCACGCCGCTTACTGCGGACGAGCGCAAGGCCATGGCAACGGCTACCGTTACCAAGGTAGCCAAGGACGCTTTCTTGCAGGAGAAGGGCGATCCGGTGCCGGTGAACTTGGTGACGACGCCTGTGCCAGCCGCGGTTGTGGCGGCACATCCCGATCTTGCCGGGTGCAGTTATTGCCTAGTGGACGACAAGATCATGATCGTGGACCTCGATCGCAAGGTTGTAGCGGTGGTGTGATGACGCTCGGCCTCGCATTCTGGATATTGATGCTGCTTTGGCTGGTGTTTGGGCTATGGGTAACATGGCCCAATCACTACCTCGTCGGCGGTAATCTGTTGCTGTTCATCCTGTTGCTGCTGCTTGGCTGGCATGCCTTTGGGCCGCCGATCCACGGCTAAGCACGCGCCGCTGCCCAAGCGTGTGCCGCTCGTTTCGCTGCACGGCGCCGTGGTGGCTATCATCGTCGTCGTGGTGGCGTGCTGGATTGCCTATTTCATGCCGAGCGGGCCGATCAATTGAGGGCGCTCGCTCTACTGCTTGCATTTCTGCTTGTTGGCTGTGGCGGATCGAGCCCGACACCTTCCCCGCCTTCGCCAACGCCTGTGCTACCGCAGCCGGCGGCCGGCTGGGCCATCACGGAAGGCAGCATGGGCTATGTGGTATTGGCCGATCCGCCCACGATCAGCCTGCCGCAGTGCGCATCGGCCTCGACGTGCTGGATCAGCTATGTCGAGAAGCACACGGGAACTGCCCTTACCGGCAAGGACTCGCTGCTGCTGAGCTATGAGATAACCGGCGACAACACGTCATTCGTGAATGATAGCCCGAACAATACATGCGGCGGGCCTCCTGCGTTATCGCTCCTGATCCATCAGATTGGCGATACCGGATTTGCGCCCTCGATGCGCTGGTTTTCACAAGAGCGGCAAGCGTTGGCTGTGGGCAGAGTTTCATGGGCTGTGCCGCTGCTGTTGTCCAAGTGGATCAATGTCAATGGACAATCAACCGATCAGGCCGGATTTGACATGGCCTTGGCAGCACAGGGCAGCATTGGATTGGTGTTTGGTGGTGGTTGCTTTGCTGGTCACGGCGTTGCCGTTAGTGCTGGCGATGCTACTTTGAAGATTGATGGATTGACGATCCAATGAATGAGCCCATTTGGGTTTGCTTGTCCATCGTGGGGTGGGCAGCATTATTGGCGGTAATGGTGCTCAATGCCTAACCTTGAACGCTATATCGGCCGCGACGGCACGGTCGGCAAACAGGTCACCAACCAGCCATCCGAGGGCGATTGGGGACCGGACGAGGAAGGCTACCTGCCTATCTCGCGGCTCAAGCAGCAGTACATCGACTACATCAAGGCCAAGATACTTGAGATCGAGGAGCATCGCGTTGGACGACATTACTATCATGGCGCCCATTGGACCGCCGAAGAAATCCGTATGCTCAAAAAGCGACGGCAACCTATCGTTACTTACAATCGAATCAACCGAAAGATTGATGGAATCGTTGGACTTGTTGAAAAGCTTCGGGCTGATCCAAAAGCCTTTCCGCGTAATCCTCGCAATGCCGCCGGGGCTGACGTCGCTACTCAAGCAATTCGGTTCGTCCTCGACAGCATAGATTGGAAAACCCTTGAGCACAATTCTACCGAGCGATGCGCTATTGAAGGAATTGGAGGACTTGAATTCAAGCTGTCAGAGGGCGATCACGGCGATCCAGACATTAGAGCAGATTACTTCTTCGGAGAAGATTGGTTTTACGATCCGCGTTCCCGACGCGCTGATTTTTCAGATGCTCGATACCACGGAATTGCTAAATGGCTTGATATCGAGGCTGCAATCGAGCTGTTCCCCGACCAGGAGCAGGCAATCCGAGACTCAATGGACTCCGGATTTGACCTGACGACGCATAGCGATCAGGAATACAAGTGGATATACACCAATGAACGCCGAGTCAGAATGGTGGAGCATTGGTATCGCTACAAAGACGACTGGTTTTGGTGCTTTTATGTCGCAAACCTTGTACTTGCGCGCGGGAAGTCTCCCTTCCTTGACAACCACAAGCGATCAGTTTCGCGTTTCATTGCTTGGTCTGCTGCTGTTGACCACGATGGCGATCGATATGGGTTTGTGCGAAACCTCAAGGGCCCTCAGGATGAAATCAACCAACGGCGCAGCAAGGGCCTCCACATAAGCAACAGCCGCCGCATCATCATGGAAAAGGGCGCGGTTGATGATGTGGAGCGTACCAGGACGGAATGGGCAAGGCCGGACGGGATATTGGAGATCAATCCGGGTTATTCCGACAAGATCAAGCCGGATGAACTGTCGGCCGTTGACCTTAAAAACCAACTGGACTTTTTGAACGAGGCGAAGAATGAAATCGACAGTTTTGCCAATGTCAATCCGGCATTGCTGGCGGCTGGCGACCCCACAGAACATAGCGGAGTTGCAATCGACCTTATGCAACGAGCCGGATTGGCCGAGCTATCTAAGTTTTTGCTCTACCATCGCACCTGGAAAATGCGCTGCTACCGATTTATCTGGAACACCGTCCAGCAATTCTGGACTAGCGAGCGATGGCTGCGCATAACCGACGATCAGAACGTGCAGCAGTTCATTCAGTTAAACGGCGTCGGCATAGATCGCAATCCGCAATCGCCTAATTTTGGCCGGCCGCAGATTATCAACGATGTCGGCGCGCTCGATGTGGACATTATCCTCGATGAAGGGCCGGATGCCGTCAACATCATGCAGGACGCTTATCAGTTGTTGAAGGACGATCCGAATATTCCGCCTGCGATCAAGATTGAGCTGATGCCGGCGCCGGAAAGCACCAAGCAGCGATTGCGTAATCTCATGAGCCAAGCGGCGCAGCAGCAAAAGCCCGATCCCAAGGTGCAGGCCGAGCAAATCAAGGCGCAGGCCGAAATGCAAAAGGCGCAGGCCGAAATCCAGAAGGCCAACATGGCCGCCGAGGCCGAGAAATTCAACGCGCAACAGGATGCGGTTGCCAACCAGCAAAAGCAGCAGCTTGCACAATTCCAGGCGTCGGCTCGCGTGCAGGAATTGCAGATGGAAATGCAGTTCAAGCAGCAAGAGCATGAAATGAAAATGAACGAGCTGCAAGCGCAGCATGCCGACAAGGAGCGTGATCGTGACGACCGCGCCGCGGAACGGCATGTTAAGATGCGCGATCAGGACAGCAAGACAGAAGAGGCAAAGGAAGCCAAGAAATCCGGCAAGGACAAGGGCAGCTCAACGCCGCATATCACCATTCATAACCATCCTGGCGGCTCATCTAAGAAGGCCAGCAAGCAGAAAGACGGTTCTTGGCTGATGGAAGAGGTTGCTTGATAATATGACACTGGCGATCAAGCATCCATTCGTTAGTCCGATCTTGGATGCCGGCGATCCGACGCTTGTAGGGCCGTCCGAGTGGAATGATGTTCATGCCACGACGATGGCGAACAACAAGCTGCTTGGTCGCGCCACGGCCGGCACAGGCGCGATAGAGGAAATCACGCTAGGAACCGGATTGTCATTCACCGGGACGACACTCAACGGCGGACTTATTGTTACTACCGGGGTTCAGGGTTTCTATGTCGATGGAGCCTTGGGAACGGATGTAGCAGGCCAAGGTCTTTCTCCGGGTGCCGGTGCGTATAAAACCTTACAATTCGCCGTCAATGATATCTGCCCGCGTTGGTTCTTTCTCAATGACTCATTCATCAGTTTGGCGCACGGTACTTACAACGAGCAAGTTTTCCTGCCGCCGGTATTAGGGGATAGCACGCTTTTCATTAGTGGAGACGCCGCCGCGCCGACAGCCGTTTCCATCGTCTCACCGGGGCCTAGACCGGCTCTATGGGCATTCGGTCCAGGTGGGGCATGGGGTGTCAATAACTGCCTTCTGTCGTCTCCCTCTCAAACCAATTTTGAATTTGGAACCGTCACCTCATTTGGTCCAGGTTGTAGAGTTGAAGTCTCCAATTGCACTTTTGGAAATACCGGAGGGGCGTCCAACGTAGCTGCAAGTTCCGGGGCCACGTTGACGGCTACCGGGAATTTAACGATCAACGGGACAGGTGCTTGGGCGCTGGCGGCATGCCGGCATCCGCTGTCAACGGTGGACTTTCAGCACACGGCAGTTACGCTTTCCATAGACCCTGCATATACGGGGGCAACGCTGTTTGCCGAGCGCGGGGCATACATTAATTGGGAAACCAATTCTCTTTCGGGCACCGCCAGCAATGCAAAATACAGTGCTGGTCAAAGTGCTTACATCAATGTTGCTTCCGACGCGGCGGTCCCCGGCGTAGAGATCGGCACGGTGACACAAACCGGCATGGTCGGGACCGGTACTAATATCCTGCACTCTGCACCGTTCGTTGGAGATACCGGAGGAGGCGGGACAGTAGGTTTTGTGCCGCCGCCCGCAATAGGAGACGGCGCCAAGTTTCTTCGCGGCGATGCAACTTGGCAGTCGGCTTCCGCTTCATTGGCCGTAGGATCGTCTGCCATCACCGGCGGCACGTCGCTCCGGGTTTTGTATGATAATGCTGGCGTGCTTGGTGAATACACCAACACGCAGTTGACCGCCATCATCAACAATTTCAGTTCAACTTTGTCGGGCACGGTTGCCGCTTCCGGCGGTGGAACATCAAATTTTCTGCGGGCAGACGGAACCTGGACTGCTCCGTCTGCTACTTTGACAATCGGCACGTCTGCCATTTCCGGCGGGACAACCAAGCATGTCCTTTATGATCTTGCCGGCGTTTTGCAGGAAGCAGCAAATTTCACGATTGAATCCGGCAATCCGAATGTCGTTGCCGGCAATGCGTATATGTACAATGGCGTAAACGTCATCACTGCGCAGACAGCCCAAAATAACTTTTACGATGGAGGCGCTGGAAATCTCACAGCGACGGGGAGCGGGAACCTGGGCACCGGTTTCAACTGTCTGCCAGCTTTGACAACCGGTGGCAATAATTTATGCATTGGTGTGGCAGCGGGTTTCTCCATAACCAGTGGCGCGATTAACTGTTTCATCGGTGCCTCGGCAGGCCAAACGGTAACTACTACATCTAATAATGTGGCCATCGGTTCTGATGCTATGTTGGCTGTAGCTGTTCCGCAAAACTGTATTGCTATCGGCGGGAACGCAATGCAGAACGGCACAGGCGCCATAAATGACTGCATCGGTATAGGTACTTCGTCTCTCAGCAATTTTGCCGGAGGCACCGCGGCTGATTGTGTTGCCATTGGCAGTACTGCGTTGGCCGGTGTTCTTACCGGTACTAGAAATAACGCCATCGGTGGTTTTGCACTTAATGCGGTGACGTCGGGGGGGCACAAGAACGGGGTTGGCTATCAATCAGGGGCGCACATAACCACAGGGGGGGATAACACTTGCTTAGGTCATAGGGCTGGTCTCGGCATAGTGGCAGAGAACTTTAATGTATCAATCGGTAGCCAAGCCATGTTGCAAAGTTCTGGTGCTAATAATTGCATCAGCATAGGAGCTAATTCTTTATTTTTTGTCGCAGCAGACAACAACATCGCCATCGGCTACCAGTCAGGATTCAACATTACATCCGGCGCAGACAATATTCTCATCGGTGTCAACTCAGGCGGCGCAAGCGATGTGACAACCGGCGCGAACAACATTCAAATAGGTTCTGATGTACGGGTGCCATCAGCCACAGCCAGCAACCAACTCTGTATCGGCAACTACATATATGGGACAGGTTTGAGTGGCACCGGAACAACTGTTTCAACGGCTCTTATAGGTCTTGGCATCAAGGCTCCAACCGCTGTGCTTCATTTGGCCAATTCAAGCACCGCGGCCGCAAATCTTCGGTTTGATCCAACCGGGGCAGCCGGTCCCACCACTCCTAATGATGGAGACATGTGGTACGATGGGACAAATCTCAAATTTCGCCATGGTGGCGTGACAACGACTATCGTTTAGGGGGAAAGCGCATGTCTGATCCAACGGCATTCTATCGAACTTTCACAGGTGCTATAAGCACCTACATTCAGGCTTTACAGCAACTTTCTTTGATGCAGGATCGTATAGCGCAGGATGCGGGATTGGCTGCTGCCGCCGCTGCCGCCGCGCAGGCAGCAGGCCGCAGCGATCTTGCCACAGTGGATTTTACTAACGCAGCAGGTGCTATCACGCAGTTGAATTTCACTTTTAATTCCGGCACGCCTACTCAAAAATCGTTCCTGTATAAGCTGTTGTGACAGCCATGTTCATCATTGAAGCTACCAAGGAAGAAATCGACGTTCTGCGTCAGATGCTCCATCGTGCCTGCCTGCACAGCGGTATGGACGTGGCAGAAGCCGCGGCACACTGGAACCGCAAGCTTGTAGCTGCCAGCATGCCCATGCCGCCAGAAAAGGCAAACGGGCAAAGCGATGGCAAGGCATTAATGTGAGATGGGAGAAAAAACCGCAGGTGTCGGCCACTTTCAGATACCGACCGCGCCGGCGCCAGGGGTTGCCGTCGCTCAGTCAGGCACCGCGAATACCTACACCGCAACGTATGTGCAGATAACGGCCAGCTCAAATGCGGCGGCGATCTTCATCACCGGGCTCTATCTGCAATGTCCGGGCGCGGCAAACCTGCCGACATATATTTCGGTGCAACTGGCAACGGGCGCCGCCGGCTCTGAGGCAATTGTCGGGCAATACTTGGTCAATGTTGGCCCGACGAGCGGCGTGGCGGCAACAGAATGGGGAACTTATCGTCCGATCGCCCCTTGGATACCCATACCGGCAACCACACGCATAGCCGCCAAGACCGCCTCAAGCGTAGCTGTTGCCATCGCCCACTTGGTATCACTTGAATGTATTCTGCAAACCAATGTGGTGGATGATGGCATCGTTGATGCGGTCAATGTTCAGCAAATAGCCGGACAGACGGCTAGTGCGGCGGCGGGAGTGACGTTTCCAAGCTCAATCGCGAGCCCGACCAACATAACGGCGGGCACCATAACGACAGTCACGACGGTAACAAATCAGTTGACGGCGGCGGCCATTGCCACCGGTGTCTGGCAGGATGCGGTAGCAGGTGATTTTACGACCGCAAACTCGATCGGCAAGGCGCTCTACATTGCCAATATCGCGCCAGGCGCAGCAGGCGGCCATTTCATTAGCGGCAGCAATGCCGGAACGACAACGCTCGGCGCACTGACAGTCACCGGTGCCACGACCCACACCGGAAATGTGGTGCTATCTGACGGACTGACGATCTCGGCACCGAGCACACTCAATCGCGCTGGCCTCGATATTGCCGGCAACGGCACCGGCGCCGCCATGAAACTTGTAGGCGGTGCGACCGGGATCGGTTTCAGCATTGCCGGCGGCGGTACATCGGGCGACGGCGTCAAGGTTACGACCACGAGCGGCCATGGCATCAATCTGGCTCCGGTCGGTACCAGCATGCACGGCCTGCTATCGACCGGAGGCAATGGCGGCACGAGCGATGGTATCAAGGCGGTAGCTGGCACGGGTGGTGTCGATATCCGCGGCAACATCACCGGCAACCTCGTGGGCACAGTGTCCACGCTCACGACCTACACCGGCAATACACCACAGACGGGCGATAGTTTTGCGAGGATTGGAGCAGCAGGAGCAGGACTGACCGCGCTAGGTGATACCCGTATTGCTAACCTTGACGCCACTGTCTCAAGCCGCATGGCCACCTACACGCAGCCAACAGGTTTCCTAGCGGCTACGTTTCCAACGGGTACGATCGCCAACACGACCAACATCACTGCCGGCGTCATTACAACGGCAACGAACCTGACAACGAACAACGACAAGACCGGGTATACGCTATCGAGCGCGGGCGTGCAGGCAATTTGGGATGCATTGACCTCCGCCCTTACCACGGTCGGCAGTATCGGTAAGAAGCTCGCTGATTGGGTTATCGGCACGGCGCAGACGGGCGATAGTTTTGCACGAATTGGCGCGGCTGGCGCCGGTCTCACTGCTCTTGGCGATACTCGGATAGCAAATCTAGATGCAACGATAACGAGTCGCATGGCAACTTTTGTCTATACCGCGCCTGATAATACCAGCGTAGCGGCAATCAAGCTGCAAACCGACAAACTTGCCTTCACGGTCGCCAATCAGGCCGATGTCAATATCCGATCGGTCAATAACGTCACTGTCAACGGCGTAGGAACGAGCGGCAGCCCATGGGGACCATAGGTGCCGGCATCATGGGGCTCAAGTTGGGGCTCAAGCTGGGCGGTCAGTTGGGGCACGACCAGCGCCGGATTGATCGGCTGCTTTGCACAAATGAACTTTGTGCAGCAGGTGCCGGGCTGGGTGCAACCGTGTCCGCCAACTCCACCGCCGCCGCCTCCCCCGCCTCCTCCGCCGATTACCGATCTCGGTGGCGCGGGGTTTGTATCAGGCACCGGAGCGTTCCGTCCGGGCAAGTATTTTCGGGCATTTCAGCGCTTTCTTGGAATAGCGCGCAAGAAAAAGCGCAAGCACGATCAAGCCGAACTGCTCGAACTCATACGCGCCACCAGGAAGCTGGCGCGACAGGTCAAGAAAGAGGTTTACACACGTCCGGCAATTAGCGGTACCGAGGCGGCTCGCACGCTGCTTGCATTGGCCGCTGAAGAACAAAAGCTAGCCGATGCCGTCGTTAAGTATCAGAAGATCGAAGAGGACGACGAGGAAGAGGCCATAATCCTGCTGCTGATGCATTAGGAGATAAGGAAATGAAACGATTGCTGCTCGCTCTTGTATTCTGCCTGATGCCTGCAATGGCATGGCCGCAAGGCATTCCGGCGCCGGTGAGCTTTCTCAGCGCGGTAAGTACTAACTGCACGTTGGTTGAACGCGGCAACGTACAGTACATGGGTGGGCTATATGTCAATACGACCGCGGCCATCTACTATATCAAGCTATATGATACCAATGTGACGCCAACCGCGGGTCTGATACCGGTGCGGCGCATTCCAATTCCATTCGTGGCAGCGAGCGCAGGCGGCGTTGTGGCGGATTTTCCGCCCGGTGGCTTGAACTTCAATAACGGCTTTGGCTTCTGCCTCACCGGCGCCATTGCCGATAACGATGCAACCAATGCCGCAGCTGGCGTGACGATCAATTTCAGCTTGCATTAATGCCGCTTGGTGTTGTCGCGTTTCTGGTATCTATAGCATACGTGCCATGGTGGTCAGGTGCGGCTATTACGCCACGTTGGGCTATCATGGCCGTAGGTGCGGCGGTGCTGATCTGTGGGACCAAGACGGCACCGCCGCGCTCCATTACCAGGGCTGACGCTCTCGGCGTTGCGTTTGTGGCGTATTGTGCATTGTCGGTTGCGTGGTCGCCGGTGTTCGTTGAGGCGGCAGACGAGTTGATGAAGCTCGGCATCCTGGCGCTGCTGTTCGTTGTCGGCCGATCTGTCAGCAGCCTCCTATCGGCCTATATCGGCTTCGGCGCCGGGATGACCGTCAACAGCGTCATAATGATCGTCGAGCGTGTTGCGTACGGCGTGGAAACGCAAGGCATCGGTATCAACCCGGAGTTTGGCGGTGTTGCACTCCCGCACGTCGGATTGTTCTTCAACCCCAACTTTGCCGCAGAATCTGCCGCGGTTGTCGTTGTCGCTCTTGCAATGTCCCGTCTGTGGTGGCTCGTTCTTGGGGTGTGGCCAACTCTCGTACTCGCCGGATCGCGAGGCGCAATATTGGGCCTATTGGCGGCGGCTTGTGGCTACCTCGCACCACGGTCGCGCCTAGGCGCCTTTGCACTGGCCACGGCGGGCATAGTGGGCGTTGTTCTGGCCTTTATGCTTGCCAACCGCAGCACAGCGGGGATTTCGGATCGGCTGCATATCTGGACCGATACGCTATCGGGCCTGACGCTGTTCGGTCACGGCATTGGCTCCTATTGGGTTACGTTTCCACAGTTCGCCACGTTTGATGTGAACCTGTCACGACCGGATCATGCGCACAACGATGCTCTTGAATTGTCCTATGAACTCGGCATCGGTGCCGTTTGCGCGGCATGGCTCGTCATCGAGCTTTTACGATATGCTAATGAAACGGAACGGCTTGCGATCATCGCGTTTCTGGCGATCGGATTGGCTGGCTTCCCGCTTCACCTTCCGGCGACGGCATTTCTATTTGCTGTCATGGCGGGTCATGCTGCTCGCGGCAGCGTGCCTGTACGCCTCCCTTTCATGCTACGCAGAACAGGAATTTTCGGTCCCGTACAACAGCAAGCGGATCGGCTTTCGCACGATCCTGCACCACTTCGATAATGCGGCTCGAGCCTGGCCGTTCAACTACGAGATACGCATGGGGCCAGCATATTTCTGCATGCGGTTCCGCGATGAAAGGATTTTGGACCAGTGCATTGCAGTAGTCGAGAATGCGCTCAAGACCAACCCGCGTTCCGATATTCTGAAATGGCACTTGGATCAAATGAAGCTCGTTCACCGCTGACGAAATAGCGGCACACGCTCGCAGGCAGCGATATGCCTGCAACACGCAATCCAGCGATACGGATATCAGAAGGAGTAAAACACTGTGGCAACGCAGACGGTAACTGCTGAGGATTTGGGATTGGCCAACGCCATTGCGGAAACGGAACAGGAAATCTTTTCCGAAGCCAATGGCACCGATCCTCTGGACAACGACGGCGACAGGTCGCTTGAGGAAATGGGCGACGGCCTCGAAGGCGAGCAAATAGACGAGCCAGACGAGGATGCAGCCGATGACGAAGCGGAACCAGAAGAGGCGGAAGAAATTGCGGCAAAGCCCGACGAGGTTGAAGAGCAACCGCGTGATGAACGCGGACGCTTTGAGCCCGCCGAGCAAGAGCCGCGATTGGTTCCGTCTGGTCGAGTCCGCGAACAGACTGAGCGCGCTAATGCAGCGGAAACGCAGCTCCAAGCCCTGAGGGCCGAATTCGAGGCTTTCAAGGCCGGTATTGCTCAGCGTCCAGCACAACAACAGCAATCGCAACAGCCGACTCAGGTCGAGCCGCCAGACATGTTTGCCGACCCGGAAGGCTTCCGGCGGCATGTGATCGATCAGGCTAACCAAGCCGCCCAATTCCGCCACGTCGAGGCATCGTTGCAAGACGCTGCCGAAACCCATGGCGAGAAATTTCAGGCGGCCTATCGTGAACTGCAAACACTCGGCAATACCGAGCGCCAGCAGTTCGGCAACAGCCCTTCGGTCACACGGATATGGAACGCGCCCAATCCCGGTCGCGCTCTCATGTCCTGGCATGCCCAGCAATCGACTCTCAAGGAAGTCGGCACCGATCCTAATGCCTGGCTAGACAAAAAGCTGGAAGAACGTCTGAACGATCCAGACTTTCTAGCCGCTGCCGTCGAGCGCGCACGCGGGTCGGCCCGTCAAAACGGTGCCAGAGAGTTTCAGAGTAATTCGCGTCGAATGCCGCCATCGCTCAACTCGCAATCAGGCTCGTCGCATCAAGTCGGCGATCCAGAGCTTTACGATCCGAGCGAGCGATCGGTGTTCGATTTTGCAACACGATAAGGCTTCGCAGTCCAAGCGAAGGAGGGATAGCTAAAACTGAGGAGCCGGTGAAAGGAGAACCGCTATGGCGGTATCCGGCTCAACCATCCAAGCTAATAATAAACTAATCGTCTTTCGAAAGGAGATCACGCGGGAATATATCCGCCAAAATCTCTTCTCGCCGTATATCGGCTCGGAAGCGACAGCTATCATCCGGGTCATTAACGACCTCAAGAAAGGCGGCGAGCAGATCAACATTCCGCTCATTGCCCGCCTGAAAAACCAGCCGGTCGCAACCGGCACCCTGGTTGGAAATGAAGAAAACATCGACAACTATGGTGACCGTGCGTGGATCGATTGGGCTCGTAACGCAGTCAAGATCGCGGCCTCCGAAGAGCAAAAGTCGTCAATCGACCTGTTTGGCGAAGCACGGCCTCTGCTTGAGGATTGGGGCAAGGAACTCCAACGCGATGAAATCTGCGATACGTTCTACACCATCCCGCTCGCGTCCACTGCTCCTGCCGGCCTTGGCTCCACCAACGGCCAGCGCGTTAATGGAGCATTATTGGATGCGGCGACAGCAGCGCAGCGCAATACCTGGACGACGGACAACGCCGATCGCATCATGTTCGGCGGCGCGCAGTCCAACCTCGTGGCCGGTAACTTCGCCAGCTCATTGGCGAATATCACCACCGCCATGGGCATGTCGGCAACGAGCATCCTCAAGGCCAAGCGCCTTGCCAAGCTCGCCAACCCGCGCATTCGTCCATACAAGCTGAAAAATGGCCGTGAGTATTTCGTCCTGTTCGTCAACTCGTATCAGTTCCGCGACCTACAGGCCGATGCGACCATCATCAGCGCCAATACCAACGCCCGGCCTCGTGAGGGCGATGGGTTGGAAAAGAATCCGCTGTTCCAAGATGGCGATCTGCTCTATTCGGGCGTCATCATTCGTGAGATTCCCGAACTCACCGTTCGCCTGCCGATCTTCTACACCACGGCCGGCACTGCGGGTATCCAGACCGCGCCCGCGTTCCTGTGCGGACAGAGCGCAATGGCCTGGGCGTGGGGCCGTATGCCCATGCCGACCTTCCTGAAAGAGGATGACTATCAATTCTATCGGGGCGTCGGTGTGCAAATGGCCTACGGGCTCAAGAAGATCGCCAAGCTCGATCTGAGCGGCAAGTACAAGGAATGGGGCATCTTCACGATGTTTACCTATTCCCCGTCTGACACATGATAACGGAAAGGATCGCAACCATGTTGAGATTACCTCGCAAGCTGCTGATCGCAGCCGCGGCCGTTGTCGGACTGTCAACGCTCGCATACGGGCTCACGGTTCCCGCAAGCATCTCGCCTCGCCGGGTGCCGTGGCAAACCACGACCCACTATCGTTGGACCATCAACTTCAACGACGTGGGAACAACCGTTGTAGGCGGCGCCGCCAAAATCGGCGCCGTCCCCGCCAAAGCCTTTGTCTCGCGTATCTACTGCTATGTGACGAACATCTGGCAGAACGGTGCCGGCAACAACTTCCTCGGCCTCGCCTCGACCTCGGCGGGCACCGCGGCAGGTGTTGGCGATTGGCTCAATGGCGCCACCGGCACCACTTCGTCTTGCGTGCTTACGACTGCCGGATATCAGCCCATCACCACGGCAGTCGGTCTTGGTTTGGCGGTTACATCACCGGCAACGCCGACCGGCAGCTCCGGCGGGTTTGACATCTTCTACAAGGTGTATTCATCGGCCGGCACGCCGACCGTTGGTCAGGTGACGGTGATCTTCGAGTACGTGCCTGACGACGACATGTAACCTGAGCGTGACTTTCTGCACTGCACGCTAAGCTCCCCCCAGCCCCGCAGTTGCAGAGGCGGCCGGCCCGCCCTTCCAGGTCGGCCGCTCTTTTTCCTCAACCAATGGAGATTCCATGACGCGTGTGACCTATGTGCCACAAGAAAACGGCGACCCGCTTACAACCAGCTTTGGCGGATTTGACTTCCGCAACGGCGAGCCGGTGAACATTCCAGATGATGCAACCGTATTGCAGACGCAGATTGCGGAAGTCGGCAAAACGCCAGACGGCGACCTGCGATTTCGTGGCGTTGAACGCAAGGTGCCATTGGTCGATGTGCTCAAAACCAACCCCTATTTCAGGATCGAAGGCATGGAGGCACCTAAACGGGCAGGGCCAGGGCGCCCACGAACACCACGCACGCCGGAGGATTATAAGGGATATGCAATGGACTGGTTTTCCAGATCGGAAAATCATATCGCGCTGGCGGAACGCTGGAAGGCGGAAGCCGAACTGCGCGAGCGGATTGGCGTGCATGACGACGGTGATATTTGCAGATATCTGACGCCATTCTACGAGGGTAGATTTCATCAACTTAAGAAAGCTGCTGCCTAATGGAACCGCGCATGTACATTCCGCCTGATGTTAAAACGGATGCGACGCCCGATCCGGTCATCGCGGGGCAGCAATATGCGATGGAAAGACCGCGCAATCCTTTTGAGCAGATTGTTGGCGGGCGCATTCGGGGTGGCGAGGGTGGTGCTGGCGGACCACCACGGCCGGCAAATCAGAATGTATCCCAGGAAGAGGTAAGGAGGATGATTCCGGAGCCGCTGACACTTGAGGAGCGGGCCTGGCAAAACTATGGACGGCAAATGCACCCCGATGATGTGATGAAAAGCGAATCGGTTTGGGGTGGAGCAAAACGCATCGCAGAGCAGCACGGGATTTCGGAAGCAGAAGGTTTTGCTCACATGGCCAACGATCTTTGGAAACGCATGGGAGCAAATAGATATATGAGTCCCGAAATGGCCAAGCGGTACATGCGGGTTGAACGCGCTAGGATGATGGGCATTAAGAGCGCCGAATGACCTCACAGCCGACCCGCACCCGGCGCGATCTGATCGACAACGCCTTGTCGAAGCTCGGCGTGTCCATTTCTAACCAGGTCGCCGATTTGGAAGACATACTTTACGTGGATGTTGAGATCGAGAGCATCTTTCGCAAGCTGGAGGGTATTGACTTGGTTTATGTGCCTGACCGCGGTTCTCCCGGACCGATGGGCGGCAGCATTCCAGGTGCATTGTTTGATGACATTGGCAGCATCGTTGCGGACCTTGTGAGCCCGAAATTCGGCTTATCGCCGGATGACAGCCAGAAGCTCAATCAACGCGGCCTGGGAACGCCGCCAGGCACGGGTACGGCAGCCATGTCACTGCATAAGATACTGCGCGGGCGGCCGACCTACGAAACGCTCAGGACAGATTATTTCTGATGCCGATCTACGAGCCGCAAATGTACATTCCGGCCGACGCCAAGGCGGAAGCTTCGGACGATAAACCAGTTATCAAACGCCGCCGTAAGGAAATCGAGCGCGAAGCCAAGGCTGACGCCTTGCAGCCCTCGCCCAAAGACTATCGCCAGCCGCCCAATGGAATGTAAGCAATGCTGACTTTGGAAACATTAAAGGCGCGATTTAATTATGATCCCGAAACAGGGATTTTCACGCGCATTATGCGGTCTGATGTAAGGCCGTGCTGGAATTCTCGATATGCCGATAAACCGGCAGGAACTATTAGCGCAACAACGGGATACGTGAACTTAAATATCGACAAGAGATTGTATCGAGCGCATCGATTGGCTTGGCTGTACGTATACGGAACTTGGCCGGATGGGGAACTGGATCACAAGAATTTAGATCGCTTGGACAATAGAATTAGTAATTTGCGTCAGGCTACTTCTGGGCAAAATAGAGCAAACACACGTAAGCAATCAAATAACACTTCTGGCTACAAGGGTGTTACGCGATTTCGTTACGGGAATGTCTATAAATGGCGCGCAAGAATAAATAAAAATAGGACGGAGATCGTCTTAGGATATTACGACAGATTAGAAGAAGCACATAATGCTTATTCCAATGCTGCTCAAAAATTCTATGGCGAGTTTGCGAGAGTTTGATGCCACTAGGTTCAAAAGCTGTGGAGATACCATGGCCCACGTCGTCTTTTCCCGGTGCTGTCACGCAGGAAAGCGCGGGTCGCATCATCAACATCTATGCGGAGCCGCTTGGTGACAAAAGCCCGTCACCGGTTGCTTGGCATCGCTCGCCAGGGCTGACGCTATATGCGTCGACAGCACTGCACGGCTATCGCGGCGGATTGTTGGTGGTAAACCTTGCCTATGAAGTATTTGCTGAGGACGCAGCTACACCGAACGTTGTTACCGTAGATGCGGCGGGAACGGTCAGTGCCCTCATCGGTGTCCTCGCCGGACTTAAAGGGGTGCAGATTGCACGAAACAATGCCTCGCCACCCAATGTCATCGCGGTGGACCTCGATAATGGTGCTTATCAGCTCGATACCGGCACTGTTACTGCTTACACCAGCGGTGGTGTCCTTCCTCAGCCGAAATCCATCTGCTACCAGGACGGTTATCTGTTCTTTGGTATCGCAGATCGTCGTGTGTTCGCCACCGGCATCAACACCATCGTCATCAACGCACTGACATTTATCAGTGTACAGGCCAAGTCATCGGACATATTGCAGCGGCTTATTCCGTTCGGCGGCTTGCTGTTTATCTTCTGCTCGTCATCGACCGAGGTTTGGCAGGATACAGCGCAACCGGCACCTGGCTTTCCGTATTCTCGGCTGGTTGTGCTTGAATATGGCTTGTTGCAAGAAAATGCCATTGCCGGCTATGAGGACGGTTTCTCGATCCTCATGTGGGTGGCGCAGGATTATGGCGTCTGGCAGTTGCAGCCGGGGAGTTTTCAGCCGACCAAGATCAGCCCGCCCGACCTTGATCGGCTTATTCAATCGGCATTTCTGGCTGGTTTGGCATTCGATGCGCGCGCCTATATCACGTCCGGCCGCAAGTTTTGGGTTTTGTCGTGCTCACGCTGGTCCTGGGAATTCAACACGGCAACCAACAAATGGAACGAACGCGCCAGTCGCGACGGATTGACCTCTGTGCTCGGCCGCGTGCGTTCGATCTTCGGCCATCCTGGATTCGGCAAATGGCTTACCGGCGACATACAGAGCGGAAACCTGCTATTCACAGATGAAACAAATTACACCGAAAACGGGATAGCAATTCTCGCCCGCATGGAAAGCGCACCAGTTGAGGATTTCCCAAATCGCATGCGGATTGCTCGTGCGGATTTTTCCTTCGTGACTGGCGTTGGCCGAGCGACCAATAGTCTCGTCATGACCGTAACGGGAGCCGTTGCCGGAACCGGCGGAGTGGTGCGGCTGACGGTCAATAACACGGCTGGCATGATTGAGGGCGATACTCTTTTAGTCGCCGATGTGAACGGCACGACCGAGGCAAATGGTGCATTCACGTCGCATATCGTGGATGCAACGCATGTCGAGTTGCTAAACTCGATTTTCCTCAATGCGTACATTTCCGGCGGCACGGCAACCGATATCACCGCGCCGGTCAACATGCAGAACCCGGTAGTTTCAATCTCCTGCTCACGCGATGACGGTATTACGTTCGGCAATCCGTGGATCAGAAATCTTGGTCAGCAGGCAAGATCGAAAACCCGTATCAAGGTGCTCAATGCCGGACTGTCCGGGCCGGCTGGTGTTATCTGGCGCTGGGATATGTCCGATCCGGTCTACTTGGGGTTTTTCGGTGCCAAGCAATCAAGCGAATTGCGAGAGAATTAATGACGCAACTCGGCCCGCAACCTCCAATTACGGTGCCATGGGTTGACGAGCATCAAAGCTCCGGCAAACCCAAGTCGTCATTTGCGCAGTATATGTACGCGCTCGATCAAATGCTGCGCAGCTACTTTCGCGACACGTCGGGGCTTGTGAATGCCGCCAATGATGGCGCGGCCGCGGCGGCAGGGGTGAAGATCGGGCAATTTTATCGTAATGGGTCAGCCGTTCAGATCAGGGTTGTTTGATGTTGAGACAACTACCATCACAAACAGAATTGCACAGAATTTTGTCTTATGAAGACAAAACAGGCGTTCTGATTTGGAAGTTGCGTGTAGAGCGGCATATTGGGTGTTTTGCTACCGCAGAGCAGGCGAGTGCAGCTAGGGAATTGGTTGCGCGAGAACTCCATGGCGAATTTGCTCGCACAAAATAAAGGCTCGTGTGATGGGATTATTTGACAGTCTTTTGGCTCCATTCGGTACCGGCGCGCAGCAGCAGGCGTCTAGCGATCAACAAGCAGCCTTGCGGCAAGCGCAAGCACAAGGCGGCGCTGATCTCAGTCAAGCCCGCGGCGATGTCACAGGTACCTATGCTGCCGGTTTGCAGCCATTACAGGCAACCTATGGCGGCGCCACGCAAGGCACCGATCAGCTTGCAAAACTGCTTGGCCTCAGCGGCAATCCGGCGGACATGCAATCCACCTTGGAGCAAACGCCGGGATATCAATTCACACGCGATCAGGGCTTGCAGAATACGTTACGCCAGAGCGCAGCACAGGGCTTTGGCACCGGGCCTGGCGGGCTATCCGGCAATACACTTAAAGCTCTCACGGACTACGGCAGCGGGCTTGCGAGCCAAACTTATCAGAACGCCGTGCAGAACCTTTTGCCCTATCTTGGAGCGCGCGGAAATGCAGCAGGCCAGATCGGCGGCTTGGCTGGTCAGGAAGCCGGCCAGCTCGGCACGCTTGGCACCGCGCGAGCCGGCCTGGATTATGGCACCAATGTTGGCATGGGCAATGCGCAGGCGTCGGCCGACCTCGCGCCCTTGACGGCTGGCAACAATCTGTGGGGTTTGCTCGGCAATACCGCCAAGCTCGGCGTGAGCGGCGGCGGCGCCGGTGGTGGGACGATCGGCGGCAATCTGGCCTCCGGCCTGTTCGACAATATTTTTGCGGCTGCCGCTTAGGTGGATAAACATGCGTGTGGTCAATCATGTTGTTTCCAACAAGATTTGCGCTCTTGCGCAGAGAAAGCTTCCAGGACTGAAATGCTTTCCTCGATCGTGCTGGAATGGGGAATTTATTGGTGTCGGGTTTCAACTTGGTAAATGGCGGCATGGCATAATTATCAAGGGAAAAGCCAGAAGAATGCCATCTGAAAAGTTCATAAGTGATTTGGTTGATTGTTTTCGACGGCCGTACAAAGCGCAAATGAAGCGCATCAGGAGAGATTGACTTGCCCGCTTGGGACAATGTGGTAATGCCGCGCGCACCGGAGGCGCCAAGCTATGCCGCGCCGTTGGTGGATTTTTCTAATATTGGTGATCTTGGAAACCAGTATTTCAAAGGGCAGGTGCAAAATAAGCAATTGCAGCAGCTTAATGCTTTCAAGAATGGAATGCCTGATCCGAACACGTCAGAAGGCATCAGGGCCATTGCTCAGGAAATGGCGCGTACTGGTGGAATTGAAGGTGCCGTGAAGGCCATTCCCTTAGTTCAGGGGCAGCGTCTTGATGAAGCCTATATGCGGCCTCCGCCGAACTTTGAGGAAGACCAGCCGCAGACACAACAGCCACAGCGCCGTCAACCTGTAGAAGTTACACCATATGGAATGCCGGTACAGCAGGCTACCGAAGGCATGATCAGCGCGGTACCCGACAGTGGGCCGAATGCTGGTCGCAATATAGCTCCAGAGATCAATGCGGCGGGAGCGGCGGCAACGCCAACTCAGATGGCACAAGCGGAACCGCCTCCGCCTACACCTTCGACATTGCCGCCTAATGTATCAGACAAAGCGGCAAAGAATCTAGATAGAGCTGCACAGTTTTATGCTGATCGTGCCAGTATAGCAGAGAGACGTTTTGGAAAAGGTGCCGGTGGTGGGGATAAGGAAAAATCAGCGCAATTTGCCGCTCGTGCAGCCAAGATGCGCGAGCAGATTGCCGAGCATGGTCCTACTGCAATGGAGCGCAAGCGGCAGGAACTTCTTGACAAGACTCAAATTGATCGAGGTGAAAAACTGAATGTTGCTTACCAGGGAGGCGCTGGAACATATATGGAAAGTCAAAAACCATATAATGATCTGGCTAGAACAATTCTCAGCACGCCGGGAATGCGCAGCGGTATTGGCGGCGATTGGACCTTGGTTGTCAATAGAGCGAAAGATTTGGTTGGAATGGAAAATGCCGCTGCATTGCAGGAAGCCTTGCAGAAGGTGACGGCTTCCAGTGTGCTTGCGCAAATCAACAATCAGCGCATTGAACTAGGAGAAGCGGGCCAAACCAGCAGCCGCATTTTCTCAAGCCAAGTAGATCAAGTGACCAAAGCATCGCCATCGCTTGGCACCACGCTCGGCGGCAACCGATATCTTGTGAATGTCTCAGATCGCATGGGCGAGTTTAAGATTGCTCTTGCGCAAGAGGCTCAAAAATATCGAGCCGAACATGGTTATCTTGATAAGGGATGGGATAAGCATGTGGCGGATTATTTGGACAAGCATCCAGTGTTTACCAAGGAGGAACGCAGCAATCCGAGGATGCTAATGGCGCCTACTATTCCGCCAGAACTTCTCAATGAGAAAGGAATACCAGCAGACCCAGCAAAACTGAATGAATGGGGCAAGGGTGTTGGTCTCAAGAAGGGCGATTCGGTCATGTTGCCAAAAAGCAGTCCTTTGCAGGTCACGGTTTATAAGCACTGGCAGCAATAATGACCGATACCGATCCATGGACAGCCGCCGGTTTTGGCGATGCCTCACCATCTGCGCCGCCTACAATGACGGCGCAGCCTGCCATTGCGAGCGATCCATGGTCAGCGGCAGGTTTCTCAGATCAGCCGGTTAAGGCCGAGCCACAGAAGCCACCTCCTCCACCAAAGTTTCCTGGCTATTTGGCCAATTATCGCGAAGCGCAAAAGGAATCTGGTGGCCAGCTCGATATTGGCATTGAGGAAGCCAGCAAGGGCATGAAGATGAAGCCGCTCAAGGCGGCAAAGGATATTGCGCTCGGCGGGGCTAACTATGTGTTTTCCCCTGTGAATGCTGCATTGCGCACTGTTGTTGGTCAACCATTGCAGGAAACAACAGGAATTCCCAAAGAATACAGCGAATTTGCTGCCGGGATGATGTTGCCTATTCCGAAGCGAATTCCATTGCCTGCGAAGGCTGCAGGTATCGCCAAGGAAGCTCCAGCATCCGAGAAATTGTTTGAAGCATCAAGCGCCGCCTATAAAAGTCCAGAAGTAAAAGCATTAGACGTAAAACCGACAGCGGTTCGGGATTGGGCGTATAAGCTCAAAGGAGAACTTACAGCTGAAGGATTGGATGATATCGGCTCACCGCTGACCTTTCAAAGACTTTCGCGCCTTGAGAGTGCGCCTGCTGGAACGGTAGCGATAACCGGAGACAATCTAAACAGCTTGCGAAAATCTTTAGGACATGCCGCGCGAAGCTCTAATGGAGAAGAACGCAAAGCCGCAAGTATGGCAATAGAGAGCTTGGATAAGATGCTGGAGACGCTACCCGGAAATGCTGTATTGTGGGGCTCCCCAGAAGCGGCAGCATCTAAATTTGCAGAGGCAAGAGGCAATTATGCAGCCGGCAAGCGGTCTGAACAGTTCAACAAGGTTCTTTCTGATGCCGAATTAGCGAAAGACCCACAACAATATATTAAAAACAGGTTTACGGCGATTGTACGAAGTCCAAAGTTAAGCCGTGGATTTTCAGAAGATGAACTGGATCAAATGCGCTCGGTTGTCCAATCTGGCAAAATTCCGCAGAAGATTGGTGGCATGGCCAGTGCCGTTCCAGTTATAGGTTCATTTGTCAGTAAGCCGTCTGAAAAGCTGGCATCTTATTTAACCAACAAGCAGATTTCTAGACTTGATGAAATGATACGCTCTCGTTCTCCATTAGCACAGGGAAGCAAAAACGCTCTACAAGCTTGGAACACCTCGCATCAATCATTTCAGATTGCGCCAATTCCGCGCAATTTTGCAAGGCTTTCGATTGCCTCGCGTAATCTGTCGAATAACTTAAAAGATATCGGAATAACGGTATCACCTGACAGCCTGCTGCGCTCTATTCAGAGTGGTCCAGTGAAAAGCGCCGCAGAGCAAGAACAACAATAATCCATAGGGATACTCTACGAGCATCCAGATTCCTGCCAATAGCAAATAGAGCAGCGCCCAGCGCAGCCAGTTCTTCATGCTCAGGAACCAAACTACGGCCCAAAGGGCCATTCCTAGAGCAAAATATGAGATGACAACAAACCAAAAGATATCACGCATGAGAAGCCTCCCAAGCGCGATTATAGCCACATTTTTGGCTTTCGCACAGCCTGCATTTGCAGCCGGCTCCATACCTGTGGCTCTGGCGCAACAGGTCAACGCCAATGGCGTGCCACTCGCCGGCTGCCTGCTTTCCCTGTTCGTCACCGGGACGGTCGCCACTCCACAGATAGCGTTCCAGGATACTGCCCTCACTCAGCCCTTGCCGTGGCCGGTGGTATGCGATGCCAATGGCCGCCTGCCTATGTTCTACCTCGCGGACGGCTCAATCCATGCCCGCCTGACGGACGCCAATGGCTTGGTCCAATTCGACTATCCGAATATGCTGGTTATTGGGCCGTCCGGCGGCGGGGGTGGCGGGGGTGGTACCGTCGACGCAACGACGATCGCAACGTCCGGTGATGTCAAATTCCGCCCGACCTCGGAAACGCTGGTCGGCTGGGTCAAGCTCAATGGAACCACGGTCGGATCGGCAGCGTCCGGGGCCACGCAACGCGCCGCCGCCGATACTCAAAGCCTGTATGTCTATTTGTGGAATAATTGCTCTGACACCAATTGTCCCGTTGCGACAGGTCGCGGCGTCAGTGGCTTGGCGGATTTCAACGCCAACAAGGCCATCACGCTCTTGGACTGGCGAGGGCGCGCGCCGCTCGGCCTGGATGATATGGGCACTGGTACAGCCAGCCGGCTTGCGGGTGGGCTGTTTCTAACCGGTAGTGCAACAACACCGCAAGCGGTAGGCGGCGGCGCTACTACAACGCTCACGCAACCTAATTTGCCCAATGTCACATTGGGGGCCGGAACGTTGGCAGCAAGTGCGCCAACTATCACAGCAACTTTTGGAACGGGTTCGGCACCAACGACCGTTATTACTACCGCTGCTTCTACTACAGGGGTTTCCACAACTAACATTACAGCGTCCGCGCCTGCAATCTCCGGCTCGACTGCTTCGATCAATGGCAATGTTGGACAAACTGCCTTTAGTGTTCTTTCGCCATTTATGTTGGGGACTTTCTATATGAAATTGTAGAACCGCGCGGACGTTTATTTTGTGCTTGTTCCAGCAATGTTGAGGTAAGAAAGCACGATGTATAAAACTCCTGTGTATTTCGATCAGGTCAGCAGTCGTGAAGATTTCATCGCGACCTTCAAGGTTTATGATGATGATACCTTCACGCTCATTGGGCTTGATGGAACAGTCGTCGCCGGCTCCGTAAACTTCACGTCATCGGCATGGCTAGTCAACGTCGGAAGTATCGCAACAACATCGAGCACGACGATTACCATTCCGGTTTATCCGAAGGGAGGCGAGCTTTCTGCGCTTTCGCTTGTCGTGGCGCCCGGCCTTGCAATAACTGCCGGTCAGGCAATAACGATTGCCGATGCTGCCACTGCCTCAAATACCGCGGTCGGCTATGTGACGAGTTATAATAAGCAAAATGGCGCGCTCGTTTGTCAGATCGGGTTCACCTATCAATTTGAAATTCGCAAGATGCCGCCGAATTGGCAACCAGGGCTTGGCTATATTTCCTGGTATGACTTTGGAGTGGCGGAGCAGGCACCGATCCTGCAAGCATCGCTCTCTAACGGCGAGATCAAGGTAACCTCACCTGGCACGTTGCAAATCTACATTCCAGAGAGAACCTTTCGCACTCTGCGCAGCGGTACCTATGGCGCCTGCATGACCATGACCGACAGTATTCATACGACGCAATTGTTCATTGGCAGATTGCCAGTTTTATGGGGTGGAGTGTCGCTCTAATGGACTTTGCGCTGCGAGTTAAGAACGTCACTCCTTTGCCTACCCCGGTCATTGGGGCGCAACTGATTGTTTCGCCGTTGACGAGTGCTGTGATGGGTGGCCAAACCGGCGGCCCGTTTACGCCTTCATCGTTCGTCTATAGTTTAAGTACACAATTCGGCAGCATTAGTTATAGCGTTGGTTGTCCGGTATGGCTGACGCCATCGTCATCAGGCGGCTCGGTAACAACGACGCCGACAGCAATTACGTTCACGCCGAATACTTCAACCAATGCCTTGGTAGCGGGCGTTTATACCGACAGCATCAGCTTTACAAATAATTCATTTAGTCAAACGCCGATTGTAATTCCGATTACGCTGACGGTTATTCAGCTTCCGGCGGGTGCGCTCGGCATTTGGTACGCCGATCAGGCCATCACGACCGGCGGCAATCCTGTCATTCCTAATTTGCTATCGGCCGTCGCGGTGCCCAAAAATCTCATGCGCGCGCCGAGACGGGTATTTTCTGTTGCTGTCGGCGGTTTTTGGCGATCTATAAGTGTCGTAGTTGTCGATAATAATGTCGTCGGCCCTGATGGTCTCACCCAAGCAAGTACGGCAACCTGTACTGGTCCATTTGCGCTTCAATATGAAGATCCGATTTTAGGCGGCGCGGGCATTACTTGGCCCGCAGGTACCTATACGCTGGGTGTCAACGTAAAAAGAGCAACAGGTTCCGATCAAACATTCAAAATCAAAGCCCCGGATGGCACCAGCAGCGCGGCAAAAACCGCAACTTCGGCATGGCAGAGATTTACTTATACCTGGACAGCCGGCGCACCGGTTACCGGCAGCATAGCTATAGTCGATAATGCGGGCGCTAACGCCGTGCTTGCCGTTTGCGATTTTGAGATGTTCCAGGGAAGCAGCGATCTCGGTCCCGAACTGTTGGCCGGTCATATGTACTTGGGCGGGTCAGCGGTCAGCAACCTGCCGACAACCAGCGGCGGATACGTGGACTTTACCGCCAATTCCGGCAGCACACTGGCATTTTTACAATTTCTCACGCCGCAGACGCTTACTTCCTTTACGATTTCCGCACTTGTGAACAGAACTGCAACCGGAGCCTCACTTAGGAGCATCCTAGAGGAATTAAATCATTTTTTGGACTTTGTGTTCTACACTTCGACGGTTGCGGCCGGCGAGAAGTTTATCTTTAATTTTGCCGCTACTGATCCTCTTATTGACGCGCAAGCAGGGCTCTGGAACCATGCCGTTGGCATCGGTGCGCATGCAATCACGGTACGATATGATGCCACCACGGTCGATCTATTTTTTGATGACGTTCGTTGCCGCACTAGCTCAGCCAATCCGGCACTGTCCCAAGCAATTGCGAATCTATTTGTGGGTTTTCTTGATGGCGGGACCGGCGCAAACAGTGGTGACAAACTAGCAGCTTTGGCGATCTGGCCGAGTGCTTTAAGCAACGCACAGTTATACAATGTGCTCGATATTTGGAAAGTGCATTTTTCGAGCTTGTTCACATATACAATGCATCCATACTACTACTTTGCCGATGGAGATTCGATCACCAGCGGCATCAGCAACGGCTATCCGGCTAAATACGGGCCCACGGCTTCGCAGTCGGTATTCGGCCAGAACATAGCGATTGGCGGCGTAGGAATAGCAACGATCGCTGCTACTAATTTGCCGATCTGGACCGCCTCAATACCGCCGGCCAGCCGGCGGACCAATCGCCACTTCGTTCTTTCCGTCCTCATCGGTACCAATGACCTCAGCACTGTCACCGGCCCGACAGAAGCCGCGGCGGTTGCATCATCGTTCGTTGACCCGCTGCAAGCTGCTGGTTTCTCGGTCATCATCGGCACGGTTATTGATCGTAATGCCGGCATTGTGAACCCGGCGTGGACTAACAATGCGCTGTCGTTCAACAACATTGTCAGAACATCATGGGGACACGGCACCGCGATCATAGATTTTGCCGCAAACGTTCATTTCGGCCCGCCTGGATCGGGTGCCGCTGCCGACGGAACTTATTATAGCGATGGGACTCATCTTACCGTAACGGGCGAAAATCTGATGGTAACCATCCTCAAGCCGGTCGCCGATGCGGCGGGGCCATGAAACCGTTTTTCATATCTCTCTTAATTGTCATTCATTCCTGGTACCCGCAAAGCTGCTGCGCCGAGCAACATTGCAAGCCGGTTCCGTGCGAGGAGCTTGTTGAGCAAGCGGACGGGAAATGGCGCTGGCACGATTATTACTTTGTCAGATCGGTAGTTTATCCCAGCCAGGATAAATTCTGCCACGTCTGCACCATTGGTCCTAACGGGCAGTGTGCATTCATCCAACAAGGCGTCTGAATCATGCGCTATGGCTTGAAATGGCCGGTCTATGCCCGGCAATGGAACAATATGGTCATCAAGCCGGCGCGGGTGCATGAATT